CTAGAGGAACACAAAGCTGAATTAACGATGGGATTTGCAAATCAAACATCTCAGCTTATAGGAATGATTGCTAAAAAAGATAGTAAGGTTGCGAAAGCTGCAGCGACTGCTCAAGCTATTATCTCAGGTATACAAGGAACTCAAAACGCATTTAAAACTGCTCAGGATAGTCCAATTACTGCTATATTTCCGCCTTATCCCTTTATACAGGCGGGTATTGCTGCTGCGTTTGCAATTAAGCAAGTACAATCGATTAATGCAGTAGATCCCACAGGGGGTGGCGGAGCATCAATGAGTGGATCGAGAGGATCTGCACAAAGTCAAGTACCGAACGTTAATGTAGTAGGAGCATCTCCAATTAACCAAGTTGCTCAGGCAATAGGCGATAAAGAAGATCAACCCGTAAAAGCATTTGTGGTAGCAGAAGAGGTGACAACACAACAAGCATTAGATAGAAAAACAAACGAAAAAGCGTCAATAGGATGAAAATAGTTGAATTAATATTAGATGAAAACGATGAGCTAAATGGTATCGAAGCTATTAGCATAGTCGAAAAACCTGCGATAGAAGAAGATTTTGTAGCCTTAAAAGATATCGAGGAAGTGAAATTTGCAAAATTAGATGACGAAAAAAGAATCCTATTAGGACCCGTATTAATTCCAAACAAACCTATTTTAAGAAGAGGTAAAGAGGATAATTATTATATCTACTTTTCGAGGGATACAGTTCGCAAAGCATCTGAGTTATATTTAAAAAAAGGTAATCAGGGTAAAAGTACTCTAGAACACGAACATAGTATTAATGGATTAACATTAGTTGAGAGTTGGATCGTAGAAGATAAAGAGAAAGACAAGAGCAATCTTTATGGGATGGATGTAGCACTAGGTACTTGGATGGGTGCTATCAAAGTAGATAACGAAGATATTTGGAACGAATATGTTAAAACAGGACGAGTAAAAGGCTTTTCAATAGAAGGCTACTTTGCAGACAAATCTGAATCGCCTCAAGAGAAAGGAATTAAGGACAGTTTATCAGAGATAGAAGAGGAAGAGAAGGAAAGTATTTTAAACTCGCTTAGAAGTCTTTTAAATGGCGATAAAGAGGAATTAGAAAGCTATGCTGATTACCCATCGGGAGTAAAGAATAATGCTAAGAAAGGAATTGAACTTAACAAGAAGGTTAATAATAAATGTGCTACGCAAGTTGGAAAGATAAGAGCCAGACAATTAGCATCAGGTAAAGGACTGACTAAATCTACGATTAAAAGAATGTATTCGTATTTATCGAGAGCAGAGGAGTATTACGATGAAAGTGATACAAAAGCCTGTGGAACGATAAGCTATTTACTTTGGGGAGGATTAGCAGGAAAGAGATGGGCGAAATCTAAATTAGACGAATTAGAGGAATTAGCGAAAGTAGGTAAAAGAGGAGGAATCACTAAATCACCAAAAGCACCTAAGTCTGATACTCCAAATAAAAATCCTAAGGGAAAAGGAAGTGCAAAGGGAACTGCTAAGGGAAAAACAGGGGCAAAAGTGACTGCCAAAGATCGAGCAACTTTGCAAAAGAAATCCGATGATTTTAATGATAAATACAAAAAGAAATTAGGATACGGAGTTACTGTGGGGAGTTTAGCTAGTGTTTATCAAAGAGGACTAGGAGCGTTTAATACAAGCCATTCGCCTAATGTTAAATCTGCATCTCAATGGGGATTTGCTAGGGTAAATGCGTATTTATATTTGATAAAGAATGGAAGACCACAGAATCCTAAGTACACACAAGATTATGATCTATTACCAAAAGGACATCCAAAATCTAGCAAATAATGAAGTACCCAATACCTAGAGGAAATAAAAGAGCGTGTTTGTGCAGAGATGGGGAAACGTATTCGATTGAATGTTGTGGGGAAGATTATTTCTCACAAGGTATCGGAAATAATACAGCATCATTTGTTGATGGAGTATTGCAAGATTCGGATGGAACTATTGTTCAAACAGATACTTCTCAATCTTTAGGATCGACAAATACAGATCCATTACCTGAGGCAGGTTTAGGAGTAAGCGATGTAACGAATGAAGATACTGAAAGAAGTTTCACAAATTCTACTGATAGCACAGGTGATGATCAGGGAGATCACGGATTACCTACAACAACAACCACTACGACAACATTGCCTGTATTTGATTGTACGGATGCAGTATTTTCAATGACTGATGGCAATTCGAGTGAATCAACATCAGGACAAGGATCGGTTACATTAGGAACTATTAATTCAATAAGTCCATCAACGTACAGTACAGGATCAGCGACATATACTGCAACGATAACCGTTCCCTCAGGATATAGCAATTCAGGATTAACAATTGATTGTACAGATACTGCAATAGGATTAGTTGCCTTTACTTGTACGGATGCTAATTTTGTAATAGCTAATGGAAATGCAAACGATTCGACTAGTGGACAAGGAACTGTTAGTTTAGGTACTATAACTAATATTTCTCCTAGCGTATATGGTCAAGGCACAAATACTTATACCGCAACAATAACAGTACCAAGTGGATACTCTAATTCAGGGCAATCTATCAATTGTACAGATGATGCTTTTGGAGAATTGTTCGGATGGTTTGCAAATGCTGCAAGTGAATATGATGGATTTTCCACAAGATCAGATGCCTGCTCAGGAGTTTTTGCAGATTCAACAAGTGTGAGAATTCATTTTAAAGATGGATCAGGAACTTTACAATATCCCTCGACAACTCAAAATATAATTGATGGAGCATTAAGTTTATTAATGTTTGAAGATGATGGAACAGGATCACCTACATCAAATAAAATAAGAGGAGGTGCTACATTTTTTGGTTTAGTGTATAAAGATGTAGATGATATAAATACGTCAACAGATCCACAATTGACATTAGTAGCTTTAGGATCTTCAAGCGATACACCGCCTTATAGTTCAGAAGGTTTATACAATTTAGTACAAACTTGTTCTCCTTAAAAATGCAAAAAAAATAACCCTAAACGTAATACTAATATGAAAAAAGCTAAAGATATGTTAAACGAGATTAAAAGCCTTTTAGGGGTTGAATTATCGGAGGAGCAAGAAATTGTTCTAGCGAAGTTAAACCTCGAAAATGGCACTGTATTAGAGTCGGAAGATTTCAATACGGGGAGCGAAGTATTTATTCTCACAGAGGACGAATCAGTCGCATTACCTGTGGGTGAGTACAAACTCGAGGATGGCAGAATCTTAGAAGTTACTGAGGAAGGCGTAATTGCTGAAATCAAAGCTGAAAAAGAGGAAGAGGAATCCGAAGAGGAGAAACCAGAAGAAAAAGAAGAAATGGGTTACGCAACTAAAGAAGAGTTGGGCGAAGTTATTTCAATGGTTGAGGAGATCAAAGCAATGATCGAAAAAATGGGAGACTATAAAGAAAAAGAAGAGGAGAAAATGAGCGAAGAGATTGAGGAACTTAAAGAGGAACTTTCTCAAGCTGCTGCTGAACCTTTGGCGCATAGTCCTGAAAAAGAAACTGAGACAAAATTTAATCTGTATTCTCAGAACAGACCGACAAATACTACGGATTTAGTATTGCAAAGAATTGCTAACATAAAAAGAAAATAAAAAATGGCAACAACTACATCAATTACAACTACGTATGCAGGGGAATTTGCGGGAGAATACATCTCAGCGGCTCTGTTATCGGGAAGTACAATCGCTAATGGCGGTATCACAGTTAAACCTAATGTAAAGTTTAAAGAGGTTATTAAGAAAGTTGATACTAATGCGATTGTGAAAGACGCTACTTGTGATTTCGATCCTACAAGTACAGTAACATTAACTGAAAGAATTTTACAGCCTGAGTATCAGCAAGTGAACTTACAGTTATGTAAAGCAGATTTCCAATCTGATTGGGAAGCAGTTTCAATGGGACTATCAGCACACCAAAGTTTACCAAGTAATTTCGCAGATTTCTTAATCGGTCACGTTGCAGCAAAAGTTGCACAAAGAACTGAGCAGTCAATTTGGGGAGGTGCTACATCTAACAACGGGCAATTTGATGGATTCTCTACTACATTAGCTGCTGATGCTGATCTGCCTGCAGGTCAAGAAGTAGCGGGTACTACTGTGACATCTGCTAACGTAATTACTGAATTAGGCAAAATTGCTGATGCAGTGCCTAGCGCACTATACGGAAGCGAGGATCTTAACATATATGTTTCTCAAAATATTGCTAGAGCGTATGTAAGAGCATTAGGCGGATTTGGTGCATCAGGATTAGGTGCAGCGGGTACAAATGATATGGGAACACAATGGTGGAACAATGGATC